TTCGAGCAGGGCTATCGAGATGGGCGTGCCATCTTGACGTGTGAGCGGGCGACCGTGCCGGCGTCTCCTGCTCGCGCAGGCCAGGAAGACGGGGCGGCGCGATGAGCCCGCTCACGGACTCCCAGCGGCAGCAGCTCTGTCGCTCTGCGGAATGGCGTGACATTCAGATCGCGACGCACAACGTCTACACCTATCTCGGGCTCATGCGGCTGGAAGATATTCAGATGCAGTCGGTGATTGAGACGCTCCAGCAGATTTCGCAACGGCGGGCGGCGTGTCTCGAACAGTTTCTTCGCAACCAAGGAGGGATGTGATGGCGACGACGACCACGCAACCGGTCCCGAATGTGCGGGAGGAGATGAAGGCGCATCGTGTGCGGCTCAAGCAGGCGGTACATCCCGGCGTGACGCAGCGCGAGGTGGGGTTTACGGACGCGGAGCGGGAGCGGCTAGCGATGGGCGTGCTGGCATCGCTCACGGAGCGAGGAGATCGCTGGGCGCATTGGGTGCTCGCGATTCTGGCGGTGCTGTTGGTGTTGGCCCTTGGCTCGACGGCCCTGCAGACGGGGCGGACGATGCCGCCGGATGCACGGCAGGTGGTGGGGCGGTGAGTCGCCGCGGCTGTCGCGATTGCGGGTTGCCGGTGAGCGCGCCGCATGTGGTGCGGTGCCGGGCCTGTAATGGCCGGGTGATGCGCCGGCGGCATCGTCGGTGGCGAGCGAAGCGGGCGCAAGGGCTGGCCTCGGTGGCGAAACGGGCGCGGTCGGTGGTGAAGCGGATGGCGGTGCGGGGTGGAGCAGTTGGTAGCTCGCCCGGCTCATAACCAGGAGGTTGTCGGTTCGAGTCCGGCCCCCGCAACCAACGTGAGGAGTTAGGGCATGATTGATGAGCAAATGGCGTTGGCTTTCTACCACGCGGCGTTCCTCAAGAAGGTTCCTCAATTTGTTCCGGCGAGAGTACGCCTGCCGCGCGATGTCTTTGGTGATTTTCCGTTCAGTGGTGTGGGGGTCGCTGCTGGCGATCATGAATGCGGCTGTAACAAGTGGGGAGCCGTGCAGGTGAAGGACCGCGCGGGTGAATGGTTGGGTCTGCGTCCGGATGAGTTTGCGGTGCTGAGCTGGCGAGAGAATGAGGAGCACTCCCATGAATCGTGAGCAGTTCAAATATCTGAAGGAGCATCTCGGGCAGCTCCGTCGCGTGAAATATGATGCGACCTGTCAGAGGCCCGCACTGCCGAAGCCTGTGGTGGCCGCGAAGCGTCTTCTGGATGCGTGGGCCGAGCAACAGCGGAAGATTGCGTCGGCCCGTCAGGCTCGCCTGGCGAACGCCAAGGCGAAGGTCTGGCAGGCGATTTTGTTTGGCGATCCATCGCGCGCCATGAAGGCCCTGCGGGAGTTTGAGAAATTTCAGCCGTAGGATTTTTCACTGAGTGGGAGGTTTGATATGTCCGAGTCCGATCCAAATGCCATCACGATCACCACGATCTGCAATGGCGGTGTCCCTGACGTGTTCGCGCGGGAGCTGGCGGGGGTGCTGGCGAATATCGCCGACCCGAATACCGAGGCCGGCACGACGCGGGGGCTGACGCTGAAGTTTACGTTCAAGCCGCTGGACGATCGCTCGGGCGCGATTGTGTCGTTCAGTTGTCGGCCGGTGCTGCAGCCGGTGAAGGTGGCGACGAGCCCGGTCTTTTTGTCGCGGCATAGTGGCCAGCTTCAGGCCTACGCGCTGGATCATCGGCAGGTGTCGCTGTTCGGCGGGGCCGATGCCGAGAAGAAGCCCATGTCCATTGTGAAATAGAAATCACGACATCTATCTGTGCCAAGGGAGGACGCGATGTTGAAAGAGTTCGTGGAAAAAATACTGAGTCTCGCCGAGGTGAATCCGGTGAAGATCGGCGAGCTGGATTATACGGATCGTGCGCTGCATGTGGTCGCGCCGCCCTGCCTGGCGGGCGTCTCCCTGCTCACGCTGACCGGGCTGGTGGATTTGGTGAAGGCGAAGACGGACAACCTGATCGCGGATGGCTGGCTCTTGCATGTCGGCAGTCATCTGTCAGTGTCCCTGGTGCAAAGGCAGACCGATGTGTACGGGCGGCGGGTGGTGCTGGCCTCTTCGAAGTGCGAGGACGGGCAGCCGTTTGCCTTTGGCCGGTTTCTGGACCGGGAAGAATTTGTCATCGGGCTGCTGTCGCGCTTTGTCTCGACGCCGGATCTCCTGGAAGTGGTGAAGCTGGCGAGTAATCTGACGGTGAGTCAGGTGGCGCAATCGGAAGATGACGGTGTCTCGCAGCGCACGACGGTGAAGCAGGGCATCTCGCTGAAAGAGAATGTGACGGTGAAAGGCCGCGTGTCGCTGAGCCCCTTTCGCACCTTCCGCGAAGTGGAGCAGCCGGCGTCGGAGTTTGTCTTTCGGCTGCGCGCGCGAGACGGCGGGGTGCCGGAATGCGCCCTGTTCGAAGCGGACGGGGGCAAGTGGAAGCTCGATGCGGTGTTGGCGATCAAAACATGGCTGGAGTCGCAGGCGCTCGGCATGCCGGTGGTGGCGTAGGCGACGCGCATGTCGTCGCATCGTGCGTCCATCATCGCGATCGAGGCAAACCGGGCGTTGAGCCTGAAGCGGCAGCCGACGACGTTGCGGCGCTGCCTGAAGTGCGAGTGGTGGATGCACAGCACGGGGCCGGATCATCGGATCTGTAATCGCTGCAAGGGGTTCGTCGGCTATCGCGGGCGTGACGGGACGAGAGTGAAGGAGCGTTGATGAGTCTGCCGAGGCCTTATTATGACGAGGCTGGCATCACGATCTACCATGGGGACTGCCGGGAGATTCTGCCGATGCTGGAGGCTGAGGCGATGATCACTGATCCTGTCTGGCCTAACTGTGAGCACATTTTTCCAGGCATCAATGCGAGTGAATTACTTGGGCAGTCGGTTTCTGCGGATCTGTTATCTGGAATATGCGGTGATTGGGTATCTGAGGCGCATTATGCGAGATGCGGAGTCTGCCTATGTGTTCGGCACTCCGCCTAAGAGCGTGCCCGGCCAGCGCGTCCTGCCCGGTCGAACGATTGCTACCCGGTCAAATGGTGACAAAGGCTGGGGCAGAAGTGCTCGAACGTCAAAGGTGGTCGATGCGGCCGTGCAGCGCATGGAGCATCCGACACGGCGGCTCTACCAGCATGCACTCTGGCTGGTGAAATGGTTCGGTGGTGCCTCGGTGATCGATCCATTCCTGGGCTCAGGCACGACGTTGCACGCCGCCAAAAATCTCGGCCGCCGTGCGATCGGGATTGAGATCCGCGAACAGTATTGCGAGTTAGCGGTCAGTCGGCTGTCTCAAGGGGTGCTGGCGCTATGAGGATCGGCGACTATGTGCGGTCTATTGGAGCGGGGCGATGCTGGCTGACGATGACGCCGGCGACGACGCGTCATGCGGCGGATCAGATTGTCGCGTGGTGTCGGACGCATCGGCTCGAACCTCATCGATGTCAGCGTATCGTTTTGTTTCCATGGCTCGGGCTCGTCGCGGCGGAAGTGCTCAGCCTAAATGAGACCGGGGCTTTCTATGTGCGCAATGGGGGTGTGGCACGACGCTGGACGCTCAGGAGGCTGCATCTGCCGCCTCCTGCTGACTGGACCGTTGAGGCCAGGTCGTGAGGGTCGGCGATTACGTGTTGGGCATCGGCGCTGGGCTGGTGGTCGGCGGGATCTGGCAGGAGGATGCGATGAGAATTGGCGATTATGTGCTGGGAATCTCGATGGCGCTAAACGTCGCGGCGGGGGTGGCCTATGCCTGGCAAGGGCACTGGCGGAATGTGGGCTACTGGTTTGCGGTCCTGCAGATCAACTATTGGCTGATGCAGATGCGGTGAGGGGTAATCAATGAAGAACAAATTGAGCGACCTGAACGATCATCTCTTCGCGCAGCTGGAACGGTTGAATGACGAAGAATTGACAGCTGAGGCCATCGCCAAAGAAGTCACCCGCACTGATGCCCTGGTGAAGGTGAGCGAGCAGATCATCAGTAATGCCAACATGGTGTTGCGCGGCGCGGCGCTGGTCGCGGAATACGGTGGGAAAGACGCATTTCAGCACCTGCTGCCGATGATGGGCGGATCGACGAAGGTCATTGAGGGGCCCAAGAAATGAGCGGACGAGGACACGGCATTCCCTACTCGCCCCATGAACTCGCATGGATCAAGAGGCATCGCGCCCTGCCACGCCGTGACGCGCATGCCCTGTTCTGCCGCACATTCAGACGCTCCGACGTGTCTCTCGACAATTTCAAATCCCTCTGCACGAGGAAGGGTTGGACCACCGGCCGCACCGGGTGCTTTCCCAAAGGCCACGTGCCAGCCAACATGGGCAAGACGATGCCCTACAACGCCAACAGCGCGAGGACTCAATTCAAGAAGGGTGGCCTCCCACACAACACCAAATATCTTGGTCATGAGCGCGTGAGTGTGGACGGCTATGTGGAAATCAGCATCGCGGACACCAACCCGCATACCGGGTATGGCCGTCGCTACGTGTTGAAGCATCGGCATTTGTGGGAACAGCAACATGGTCCCGTCCCGGCCGGCCACGTGCTGAAAAGTCTCGACGGGAATCGTCTCAATACCGACCCGTCAAATTGGAGCCTGATTCCGCGCAGTCTGCTGCCATTTCTCAACGGCCATCGCGGCCCGAACTACGACCAGGCTGCGCCAGAGGTCAAGCCCGTCATCCTGACGCTCGCGAAACTGAAGGGGGCACGTTTTTCGAAAACCAACGTGGCGAGAGGCGGATCTCGATGAAGCCCTGTTCTGTGTCGACATGCCCGGAGAGCCGGAAAGATTCGCAGCTCGCCTGCGGATGGCACTGGATGCAGCTGCCCGTCGCGGTACGCCAGCGCGTGATGCTGGGGTATTACACGGCCAAGGGCAGCCCGGCGCATCTCGCGGCGGTGGGGGAGGCGATGGCGTTGCTGAGGGGGATGGCATGACAGCGAGGCCACGTCTCATCACGCCAGCAACTATCAAGTCATTCTTGACGGTTCAAAACACAGACGCGGAGGCCTCGCGAAATTGAAACATTGGGCGAGTGACAAGCCGGTGCGGGAGGGTTGGTATTGGTGGCGCCATCCCTGTGTCCGTCCGCATGGAGAGCGTTCTATTCGTCCCATCCGAATCTGGCGTCGAGGGACTCAGTTGTGGGTGTCGGGGTGGGGAGCGCTCGATACGTTGTCCGGCGAATTTCAAGGACCGATCATGCCCGAGCTCGATGAGGTGTCGCGATGATTTTTGCTGAGGGCACCACGGTGCCGATCGAACGGTCGAAGGTGGAGATTGAAACGATGCTGATGCGCTATGGCGCCGATCAGTTTGTGTCGGGATGGGCGGAGTCTGAAGCCCGGATCCAGTTCCGGGCGAACGGGCGTTATGTCCGCTTTGTGCTGCCGATCCCTTCACGGACTGAAAAACGGTTTACGCATCAGTCGAGATACGACTGGAAGCCGCGCACGCAGGCGGAGGCAGTGAAGGCCTGGGAGCAGGAGTTGCGACGGCTCTGGCGTGCGCTGGCGCTCGTGGTGAAGGCAAAACTGGAGGCGGTGCAGAGCGGCATTGTCGGGTTCGAAGATGAATTTCTGGCGCATATCGTCATGCCGGATGGCCAGACGGTGGCGGAGCATGCCCGGCCCATGATCGCAGAGGCGTATAAGACCGGGAAAGTGGCAGCCTTGCTGCCGGGATGGTGAGGGGTTGGCCAGAATGATCGATCTCACGGTCAATATCGCGTCAAGCGCGAAGGGGTAAACGGTATGGCGAGAATCCGCACGATCAAGCCAAGCTTCTTCCGTCATGAGGGGCTCCAGGACCTGGAATCGGCGAACCCGAAGAAGTACCCCATGATGGTTTTTGCCGGGCTCTGGGGTCATTGCGATAAAGCTGGATGTTTCGAATGGAGGCCGCGCCAGCTTAAATTGGACATCCTGCCATTCCTCAATTTCGAGATGAGCGAGACGTTGAAACTCCTTGAAGTGCATGGGTTTATTCGTCGATATGACGTCGATGGTGAAGCCTATGGCGTGATCGATTCGTTCATGGAACATCAACGCATTCACGGCAAGGAAGCGCAAGAAGAACAGGCCCGTCCCGCTCCTCCCGCACTCGTGAAGCATCGGGGAAGTGATGGGGAAGCAGCGGGGAAGCAACCGAGAAGCGACGGGGAATCAGTCGAGACGGCAGGAAGGGAAGGGAAGGGAAGGGAAAAGGAAGAGGAAGGGAACGGAATAGTTCCCGCGTCGATGACGCTGGAACGGGTGGTCGAGGTGTGGAACGTGATTCCAGGAGTCGGGCAGGCGAAGTCTGTGACGGGGCCGATTCGGGAGCGGGTCTGTACTAGGCTGAGGGAACATCCGGACCTGGACTGGTGGCGCACGCTGTTCGATCGGGTGAAGGCGTCTGATTTTCTCTGTGGGAGAAAGACGGATTTCTCGGTCACGCTCGATTGGATCTTAGGGCCGAAGAATCTGGCGAAGCTATGGAATGGCAACTACGACAATCGGGCGAATCTCCAGGTGGTGAAGCCTGGCAGCATGGTTGATTATCTTGCGGAACGGTTTCCTGATCGAGTGGGTGGAGCATGACACATGCGGAATTTGCGAATGGATGGATCTTGCTGATCACGCAGCCGTGGGGCTGGCGCTATCGCGGGATGACCGACAAGGGGCAACCGAATCAAGAGAGTCAGACGCAGCTTGAATTCTACTATGCGAAGCTGCAATGGGCGGAAGGGGCGGCATGGATGGATGTGGTTCAGCGTTTCGCCGAGGGCGACAAATGGCCGAGTGTGAATGAGCTTCGATTGGCGCTGCAGCACGTCAATGGACGTTACGTCAAAGCGCTGCCACAGCCTCAACCTGAACTCGTACCGATGCCAGATGACGTGCGTGAGCGCATCAACCGATTCGTCGGGAAGGATCTGTAGCGATGCGGACCATCCTGAATCCAGCGACAGGTCTGACATGGCGGCTCTGTCCATGGAACCAGGCCTGTCAGATGCCGGTGAGTACGACGCTTGACGGGAGAGAGCACTACTGTCGCTGGCATGCCCGTTGCTGCAACTATCCCGCACAAGCCCACGACTTTGATCTGTTCACGCAGTGGCTAGATGGCATGCAGCAGGCTTATCCGTCGCACGGGTGGTGGGGTTGGGAACCAGAACGGATCTGGCCGGTGTTGCAAGGCATCGAGACAATCGTTGTCGCAGAGTCGCAGGCGGCGTGATGCTCTGTCACGCAATGGGTATCAATGATATTCACGGGTCCCTCCTGGACCTTGTCCTATGCGGGTCAGCGAAGCCGCAGTTCTCGTCTAGTGACAGGGGTGGAATCGAGGTTGTCATAGGTATCAGGTTGACTACGTAGAAAATGGAAAATGAGGGTGACAACCAGGGGAGAAAAAAACGGCCAGGCTATCTCACGGCCTATGCGAACCATGCACGGATCACGAAGACGGCGGCGGCGAAGCAGCTCCAGCGCGTTGGGGTCGATTACATGAAGGAGTTTGACTTTGCGGAGGCGGATCGGCTGCGGTCTGCGGCACGGCATGCCGATCGTGCGGCATATACGAAGCCAATCTACTCGAAGCCCAGAGAAGATCAACTTGGCGGCGACGAGAACGACGGTGATGCTGGATCATTGATCGATCCCATTCTCGCTGAAAGTCAGCGGAAGAAAGAGGAATTCAGGGCCAAGCTGGTCGAGTTGGAATATGAAGAGCGGGTTGGGATGCTGGTGCGAAAGAGCGAGGTTGAGAAGGCCGCGTTTCGTGTGGGGCGTCTGGTGCGCGATGCCGTGTTGAATGTGCCATCTCGGTTGGCCGGCATTCTGGCGGCCGAGAGCGATCAGCGGAAGGTGCACGATCTGCTCGAAAAAGAACTGCGGCAGGCGTTGGAGGCGTTGGCAATCGATGATCGAGGCACGGTGGCAGCATGACGAATCTGGCGCGGCGGCAATTCATGAAAGTCAGCGCGGGAACGATCCACGCAATCCAGGTCGCGCGCTGGTGTTATGCCCTGACGTTGTTACGGGAGATGCGATGCGACTGATGAGCTTTTCGTTGACGACAGAGCAGATGCGGAGGCGGGAAAAGACGGTCACGCGGCGGCTCGGCTGGGATTCGCTTCGGCCTGGTCAATTGCTCTGCGCGATCGAGAAGGGCATGGGGCTCAAGAAGGGGGAGACCGTCACGCGGATCGGCGTGGTGCGCGTGGTGCGTGTCACGAAAGAGCCGCTCACGAAGCTGCTCTACGACGACACCTACGGCCGCGCTGAAGTCGTCAAGGAAGGATTTCCTGACATGACCCCTCTGGCGTTCGTCGAGATGTTTTGCACGCACAACAAGGTCGATCCTGCGCGTCGCGTGAACCGAATAGAATTGGAGCATGTGGAGCCATGAGCGAGCATAGGAAAGCGGCGAGAGCAATCGTCAACAAGCTCGTGGTCGATGGGTTGTTCAAGCCTATCCATGAGGCCAATTTCGACATTGTCGAGCGGCTTATCGTCGCTTGGATGCAGGCGGCTAACGTATCGACATGGACAGGCAGGCTCCCGGATATTTCGGGGGAGTATTGGTTTAGGAGTGCGGCAGTAAAGCCTCTCACGGTGTCTATTTGGCGGGACAGCGAAAACGACCTGAAGGCACTGATCGGGACTAACGAACTGTATCTAACGGATCTGGATGCGTTCGAAGAGTTTGAAGAGGCTGAGTGGGCTGGGCCGATCACGCTCCCGTTGGAGAGGCCATCGTGATCGGGTTCGGCGAGCTGGTGCTGGGCGTTATCTGGTTGGTGCAGAAGATGATGGGGGGTGAACTAATGAAAGAACGAGAACTTCGACAGCATGCGACGTGTTCTATGTGTCGACAGAAGATCGGGGCGTGTGGGATTCCGCTCTTCTATCGCCTGACGGTCGAGCGGTTCGTCGTGAAGCTCGATGAAGTCCGCAGGCAGACAGGTCTCGCGATGCTCCTCGGCGGCAATGGAGTGATTGCCCAGGCGATGGGGACCGATGAAGAGATGGCGGCTCCGGTGATGGAGAAGCTGGTCCTGGTGGTCTGCGAGTCCTGTTCGACAGGCCAGACCCATTTCATCGCTGGGCTCGCGGAAATCGAAAGTACAGTGAGGGGGTGAGCTGATGAAAGCTATCGCGCTGTTCATGCTGTTCTTGATCGTTTGCGGATGTTCCGAGCAGGTGACGGTCGTGGGAATTGAGGACACAGACCGATGCCTTGGCGGCTATAAAGTCATGACGACATTCGATAGCCAGCACGGGCGATTTAAGAAGTGCGGGTGGTGGGGAAAAGTCGGAGAGAGTTTCTTTATTACTCGGTATTCATAATTTTGCGGGAGATGTTGTGAGCACCTTCACCTCGATCGAATGGACGGATACTACGTGGAATCCGGTGCGGGGTTGCTCACTCGTGAGCAGCGGCTGCAAAAACTGCTACGCCATGAAGCAGGCGCACCGGTTCAGCGGGAAGGGGCAGCCCTATGAAGGCTTGACGATGCTCGGCCAGCATGGGCCTAGCTGGACGGGCAAGATCACGCTGGTACCGGAAGTGCTCGACGCGCCGTTGCACTGGAAGAAGCCGCGCAGGATTTTCGTGAACTCGATGAGCGATCTGTTTCATGAAGAGGTGCCGTTTCAATTTATCCATGAAGTGTTCGCCACGATCCGCCAGACGCCCCAGCATGTCTACCAGATCCTGACAAAGCGCCCTGAGAGGATGCGTGAATTCATCGCTGGATATTTGCGTCCACGTGAAGCGATGGGTTGGGCGAATGGTTTCTACTCTCACGTCTGGCTCGGCGTCTCGATCGAGAACCAGGCGACCGCCGACGAGCGCATTCCTATTCTGTTGCAGACGCCAGCCGCCGTGCGGTGGGTGAGTGTGGAGCCGTTGCTGGGGCCGGTGGATCTGCGTCAGTGGATGCATAACTGGGGATGTCCGTGCGGCTGGGGTGGCGATGATACGAGAAGCTATTGTGTTGAATGTGGATGGCGCGGAGATGAGGCTGGTAGAGGAGAACATTGTCCTGATTGTAACGAGATATTGGATGATTCGACGGCGTGTCGAGAGTGCGATCTCACTACACGTGATGGATCAGGATTCGGGCCGAACGGATCTCCGCCATTCAACTGGGTCGTCGTCGGTGGCGAGAGCGGGCCAGGTGCGAGGCCGATGCACCCAGATTGGGTCAGGAGTCTCCGCGATCAAAGTAAGGCGGCGGGCGTGCCATTCTTCTTCAAGCAGTGGGGTCGGTGGAAGCCGATCAGCGCCATGACGGAAACTGAATCGAACGCGTTCTACATTTCCAGACGCAAGGCTAAACCGCACGAGGACCAGCAGGAAATCGATGAAGCGTATGGTCGGCGATGCACGGTCGAGACGCGGGTGATCCGTCACGATGGGCTGGCGTTCCGTAATACTGATCCTGGAGCCTGGGAGGTACGAGGCGGGCGATCTGCGATGCAGGTGTTTAAGGTCGGCAAAAAGTCGTCTGGGGCGGAACTGGATGGTCTAGCGTGGCGGGAGTGGCCGCGATGAGTGCAGACGACTGCAGAGAGGGGATGCTGTGAGCACAGCCGCCCTTGCGGAATCCAGCTGCTACACCTCAGCGTTTCGGGCCGGGGTGCGGCCGGATCCTGATCAGACGGTCGATGAATGGGCGGATGAGAACGTCCAGCTGCCTGAATACGTCGCTGAGTCGGGGCGGTGGCGCACCAGTCGCACGCCGTTCCTGCGCGAAATCATGCAGTGTCTCTCGCCCTCGCACCCCTGCAAGCTCGTCGTGTTCATGAAATGCGTGCAGATCGGCGGGACCCAGGTCGGCGTCAATTGGATCGGCTACATCATCGACCGAGCACCCGGCGTGATGCTCGCCTTCGAACCGATCAAGGATCTCGCGAAGAAACTCTCGAATGAAAAAGTGAAGCCGATGATAGAATTGACGCCGTGCCTGCGGGGTAAAGTGCGCGAGGCCAGGTCACGCGACAGCGGCAACAATATCTTCACGAAGGAATTCCTCGGCGGGTTCGTGAACTTCATCGGGTGCAACAGCGCGATCGGGATGCGCTCCACCAGTGCGCGCTATGTGTTGATCGACGAAGTGGACGCCTGTCCGGCCGACGTGAATGGAGAAGGCCATCCGGTCGATCTCGCTGAAAAGCGCACGGCGACGTTCGACCGCCGAAAGATTTTCGAATTATCGACCCCGCTGGAGGCTGACACCAGCCGTATTGAACCGGATTACCTCAAGGGCAGCCGCGGCCGCTATCACGTGCCCTGTCCCTTCTGCGGGCATCGCCAGCATCTCCAATGGGGCCAGCTGGTCTACACCTTCGACGGGATCGCCGATCCTGAGCGGGCGGCCTATCGCTGCGCCGGGTGTGCCGAGCTGATTCCGGAGCATGCCAAGGGCTGGATGCTGGAGCAGGGGCAGTGGGTGCACGAGGATCCGGACAATCCTGTCCGCTCATTTCACATCAACGCGCTCTATCAGCCTTACGGCTGGGCGCTCTCCTGGTCGGAGCTCGCCCGGCAGTGGATCGAGGCGAACGCGAAGGCTGCCGCCGGCGATATGCGGAAGCTCAAGACGTTCATCAACACGATCCTCGCCGAGACCTGGGAAGAGAAGGGCGAGAAGGTCGACCAGAGCGCCATCTATCAGCGGCGTGAGACCTATGAGGCGCTCTGCCCGGAGGGCGTCCTGGTCCTTACGGCGGCGATCGATCTGCAGGACAATCGGCTCGAAGTGGAGGTGTGCGGCTGGGGCGTCGAGGAAGAGTCGTGGAGCATCGAATATCGGGTGTTCCCTGGCAGCCCGGCACAGCCCACCGTCTGGAAAGACGTCACCGAATGGCTCGCTCGTCCGCGCCTGCATGCCTGCGGGGTCTCGCTGCGCGTGGAATGTGTCGTCGTCGATACAGGCGGGCACCATACGAAAGAGGCCTACTGGTTTGCCCGGAGGTACCGGGGCCGGTGCTATGCCATCAAGGGGAGCAATCAGCCAGGGGCGCCGCTCGTCCCACCAAGGCCCACGAGGCCACGCGGAACGACCGTGCATCTCTATCACCTCGGGACTGTCGCCGCGAAAGATACGATTTTCCCGCGGCTCAAACTCACGGAACCAGGCCCTGGCTACATGCACTTTCCTGAAAGCCCGGCCTATGACGAGGAATATTTCAAGCAGCTCGCCGGCGAAGAGAAACGGTCGAAGTACGATCGCGGCGTGTTGACGGGCTATTTCTATAAGAAGATCCGGGCCCGCAATGAAGCGCTCGATCTCAAAGTCTATAACCTGGCGGCCGTTTGTTTGTTGAATCCGAACTGGGAGAAGCTCGTTGCGAAGATGGAACGCTCTCCACAGATCGAGATCGCAACGGAGGACGAAGAACAGCAGCCAGTGGCGGTCGGCGCGTCCTGTGCCGCGCCGGAACGGCCCCATTCGGCAGAGCGCATCAAGAAACCTCAGTTGCCGAGGCAACGGCAAAACAACTTCGTGAAGGGGTGGCGATGAGAGTATTTATCCGCGATCAATTTATGCAGCGGTCGTATGAGATCTTTCAGCTCCGAGAGATCGAAGGGCATGGGACCTATGTCAGGCAGCCAGATGGGTCTGAAGTGTTCGTGCCGATAGGAGTGTGGCCCGTTCAGGACGTCAAGCCGACGTTCACCATCGACTATCATTCGGCTCAGGAACTGGTCGAAGCCTTGCAAAAGACCGGAGTGAAGCCGAAGGAATTAACGAAGATCGAAGGGCAGTTCGCGGCACAATCTGCGCACCTGGCTGACCTGCAAAACATCATCCGCACGCGCGGGATCATGAAGTAGGAGTGCCGGCGATGAGTGCAGACGTCTGCGGAAAGGAAGATCGATGAGACTGAAACGCTTTACGCTGAGCCCTGAAGGCCTCTGCCATGCCTTACGAACCGGCTCGCACCTTAAGATTGTCGGCGAGGGGGTGCCGCAGGATGGCAAGGTTGTGCGGGTGTTCCCGAATCATGAAACCGGCTGTATAGAACTCGTCGTCGAAAGCGAATCCTACGAGGATCTGTTGGTTGGATGTCTGATTCCTCAGGCGGATCCCATCATAATTGAAAGTGCTAGGGAGGATTGACCTTGGCGCCGAAGCTGCTCACTGTCAAGGATCTGGCCGCCATGTTTCAGAAGGATGAAGAGACGATCCGCACCTGGATCCGCGAGCGCGTGTTCCCCGGCGCATTCAAGATCAAGGAAGGCTGGTATGTGCCGGCGAGCGACATCAAAAAAATGATCAAGAAAAATGGCGACGAATCAGGCGAGGTGGAATCAGCACCACGCCGCACCCAGCGCCCATCCGCTGGATTCGTGAACGGCTGGAAGTAGCCTGAAAGTCATACCCGAACATACCTGTTTAGACCACAACATCCCATAGACCGTTTTTCCGATCTCCCGTACAACGTCGCGCATGAGTGCGACGACACCCACAACAGAGCCCACCAGCCTTCGCGCAGGAGATCTGCTGACATGGTCTAAATCACTGTCGGACTACCCTGCCAGCGGAGGCTGGTCGCTCGCCTATACGCTCATTAACGCTTCCGCGAAAATTACGATCACCGCCGGGGCTAGTGGTGCCGACTTCCTGGTTTCTGTCGCCGCGGCGACGACCGCTGCCTATATCGTTGGCACCTACAGTTGGATGGCGCGCGTCACGAAGGCGACGGAGATCTATACCGTCGGCCAGGGCACGATCGAGATCCTCCCGAACCTGGCGGCGCTCACCACGTTCGACGGCCGCTCACATGCCAAGACCATGCTGGACGCGATCGAGGCCGCCTACGAAGGCCGTGCCTCGTCAACCCAGCTCGAAATGGAAATCAACGGCCGCCGCATCCGGAGCTATGGCGTCGCCGAGTTGATTCAGTGGCAGAGCTTCTTCAAGGCCGCCGTCGCCAAAGAGGCGGACGCTGAATCCTTTGCGCGCACCGGCATCAATCGCCGGCGCATCGGCGTGAGGTGCACTCGTGTTTGACGACTTGCGCCGCCAGATCGCCCGGCTCATCCTGCCTCAGGCCAAGCGCGCCACAGCCCAACGCATGTATGCCGTCGGCCGTGCAGGCCGCACCACCAGCGGATGGGGCACCTCGACCACCAGCGAAGACAACGAACTCTCGACCAGCCTCATCACCGCGCGCAACCGCTCCAGGGCCCTGGTCCGCGATGCGGCCTATGCCAAGCGGGCGAAAGTCATTATTCAGAACAACATCATCGGCTCCGGCATCGGCATGCAGGCCAAGGTCAAGACGACCCGCGGCGGGTTCAACGATCTTGTCAACGACGATATCGAAACCATCTGGGAAGACTGGTGTCAGGCAGGTTCCTGTCATATGGGCCGCTCGCTGCACTTCGCCGATCTGGAGCGCCAGCTCGTGGGCCAGGTCTTCGAAACCGGAGAAATCTTCGTCCGTCTGCATTTCGTGAAGTTGCCCGATTCATCGGTGCCTCTGGCGCTGGAGATCATCGAGCCTGAACGCGTGGCGGAGCAATTTCAGCCCTCGCCCGGTCTCTCCACGGCCACGGTCCGTCTCGGCGTCGAAATCAACGAATTCGGCGCACCGGTCGCCTATTGGTTCCGCACCATCCACCCCGGCGATCTCTCGCTCCGTCCGCAGACGACCGATCGGCTTGAGCGGGTGCCAGGGGAACTCATTCAACATCTGCGCATCATCGATCGATGGCCGCAGACTCGCGCCATTCCCTGGATGCATGCCGCAGCGCGCAAGCTCAACGATATGGACGGGCTCACCGAAGCGGAAATCACGGCCGCCCGCGCCGCAGCCTGTTACATGGGCATCATCGAAACGCCCGCCGGGGATCCGAGTTTCGGCGATGAGCAGGAGGACGGATCCCTGCAAATCGAACTGGAGCCCGCCGTGGTGCAGCGTCTCGCCGCCGGGGAGAAGTTCAACAGCTTCAGTCCGAATCGTCCCAATACGCAGATCGATCCCTTCATGCGGATGATGCTGCGCGAAGTCGCCGCCGGCGTGGGCTGCAGTTACGAAAGCCTCTCGCGAGATTATTCGCAGAGCAACTATTCCAGCAGCCGCCTCGCGCTGCTCGACGATCGCGACCTCTGGCGCGTCCTGCAGCTCTGGTTTATCCGGTCCTTCCGGAAGAACCTGCACAAGATCTGGCTGCAGCAGGCCGTGTTGGCCGGCGCGCTCTCGACGATCCGCATCCAGGAATATGGCGCGAACCCGAAGAAGTTCGAAGCCGCCTGCTTCAAGCCGCGTGGCTGGAATTGGGTCGATCCCACGAAGGAAGTCAACGCGGCGAAGGACGCGGTGCGCTGCGGGTTCATGACCGTCTCGGACGTCATTGCGCAGACGGGCAACGGCCGCGATCTGGAGGAAGTGCTCGACGAACGATCTCGGGAGCTCCAGCAAATGGCCGAGGCCGGGCTGCAATTCGATACCGATCCGGTCGTGCCATCCGCCGCGAAAGCACCGGCGCAAGAGCCAGCAGATCCGTCACGGCCTGCAGATCCTGGGGAGAGCGAGTCAGCCGATGAGGGAGCGGATCCCACCGTGCAGCAGGCTGAAAAAATGTTGAAGGGCGCAGGGAGGACACATGCCTAACGTCGTCGAAGAAACCATCAAACAAAAGGGCCTGCTCCGACGCATGGTCCAGGCCGGCACGATTCTGGTGGCGCGCCAGGCCGAGCAGGACGTCCTGACGTTTCCCGCCTCATCCGAAGAGCCATGCGATCGCTGGTACGGCAGTGAAGTGCTCTCGCATGAATCAGGCGCCGTGCGGCTTGATCGGGCGAAGTCTGGCGCGATGCCGCTGCTCTTCAATCATAACGTGGATGACCCCATCGGCATGATCACGGGCGCGCGGGTCGAGAAGAACCGACTCATGGTCGATGCCGTGCTGTTTGCGACGGCGCGCGCCGCGGAAGTGAAAGCGATGATGGACGGCGGCCTCCGCAACGTCTCCATCGCGTACCGCATCAACGTGATCGAGGAAAACACGAAGACTGAAACTTACACCATCACCGATTGGGAGCCCTACGAGGTTTCGATCGTGACGGTGCCTGCCGATGCGACCGTCGGCATTGGACGGAGTGAGATGGAGTACGACGTGCGAATGATTCGGGCCTCAACACCGGCGCCCTGCGCCCAACCAAAGGAGAAGGGTATGACAGACGAAGAGAAAGCCGCTCAGGCGACCGCTGAGGCGGCCAAGCGGAACGGGATCGGCGCCGTGGAGGCCGAGAAGGAACGCCGTCAGGCGATCATCAATCTGTGTAAGTCCAATCGCATCGACTCCCGCGTCGAAGCGCGCTGGATCGAGGACGGGACGCCTCTCACGGCGATCGCCGGCGAGATCCTCAACGTCATGGAAGAGCGCGGACGTCAGAATCCCGTGGCCGCATCGGCGGTCGGGATGTCGAAGAAAGAGGCGGGGCAATACAGCATTTTCCGCGCGATTCGCGCCCTCAAGTTCGGCGCCGCCAATCCCAAGCTCATGGAAGAGGCGGGCTTCGAGATCGAATGTTCGCGGACCGTGGCGAAGAATCTCGGTCGCGAGTTGACCTCAAGCATTCTGGTGCCCGGCGAAGTGCTGACGCGCCCGCTTGGTGCCGAGGCCGCACAGCGCGCCATGGCGACACAGCCTGGCTCCAAGGGCGGCTATATGGTCAACGTCGAGAACATGGGGTTCATCGACATCTTGCGCAACCGATCCGTGGCCATGGCCATGGGCGCGCGGAATCTCTCCGGCCTGATCGGGAATGTCACCTTTGCCCGCCAGACCGGCAAGGCGTCCGTGACCTGGCAAGGCGGGGACGGCACCAGCATCACCGCCAGCGATCAAGCGCTGGGCCAATTGTCGATGACGCCGAAGACGGCCATCGCCATCACCGACGTGTCGGAGCAGATGCTCCGGCAGAGCACGCCGTCGGCGGAACAGTTTGTGATGGCCGACCTCGCGGCGGATATCGCGATCGATGGCGTCGACAATGCCGTCATCAACGGCGCCGGCGGCGCACAGCCGCTCGGGATCAAGAACACGACCGGCATCACGTCCGGCCAGGATTCCGCCACCGCCACCTACGCCAAGATTCTGGCCTTCGTCTCGACGGCTGGGGGGGCCAATGCCATTCGTGGCAATCCTGGGTTTGTGACGAATACGGCGGGCGCGGCCGTGCTCATGCAGCGGCAACGCTTCACCAGTACTGATACGCCGCTCTGGGTTGGCAACATGCTTGACGGCGCCTGTGTCGGCTTCAGCGCCATGTCAAGCGAGCAGTTGGCATCCGGGAATCTGATTTTCGGATCGTGGAACGAAGTCGTCATCGGCGACTGGGGCGTCCTCGAGCTGGCCATGGACAATGGCGGCACCCGGTTCAACCAGGCGCAAGTCGGCATCCGAGCCATGTGGATGGTGGATGTGTTGGTCCGCTATCCGCAAGCCTTCGTGTTGTCCACGAACCTGTCCTAAGGCGGGAAGGATCGGGAACGGCCATGAAGATCAAAGCACGACGCGGTGTCTGCATCGGGGTCGACCGGCACCTGCAAGCCGGCGACCTCGCAGACCTGGATGCGTCCCAGGTCACATTCCTCGCCGGGATCGGGGCCGTGGAGATTGTGCCGGAGGTGCCGGCGCCCACGATCGTCCTGGAGGAGGCTGAACTCAAGACGGTCGGGGAGGGCAAGGAGACGCCTGCCTCCAAGGAACCGGAACAGAAATCTATCGAGCTGGACGCGGTGCCCACGCAGGGGACGTCCAGGAAAAAGGAGAAGTAATCCATGATGCACTCTCAAGCCTCTGCCGCCACGATGACCTCGCTCATCGATGCCGTCTCCGCCGCCAATACCGCCGCCGCCACGAGCGGCAGTGGCAAGTGGCTGGACGTGCGGCCCTATGACGGTGAAATCCTCGTCGTGCAACAGGTCGGCGCGGTCACCGGCTCGATCACCGGCAAGTTGCAGTCCGCGTCCGATGCCAACGGCACCGGCGCGGCCGACATCACGAGCGCGACCTTCACGGCCGTCAGTTCCGCCAATAACACACAGACGTATGCGCTCGATCCCAAGAAGGTGACCGGCGGATTCCTGGGGTACGTCGGCACGATTGTGACCGGGCCTGCGCTGGTCAGCGTGTCGGCCGGCGGGAAAAAGAAGATCGTTTAAGAGACGAAGTGGTGGTCTGGACGCGGGCCCAAGGGGGCCTGCGTCACATCTGATCTGGAGAGCGCGCATGAGCTCCGATTCCGTGAATCTGGTCGCACAGTTGGGCGGGGAACTCGTCACCTATACGCCCTACGGCGGGGTGGCGAGGACGTTCAAGGCGCTGGTCGAGCGGCGGCCCACACAAGTACAGGGAGCCGGGGGCTTTCAGTATGGGGCCAACACGATCGAGCTGCAGATTCCCAACGATGCAACCGACGGCGTCACGGCCGTGCAGGAGCGCAAGGATAAAGTGTCGTTCAAGAAGAGCCTGAAAGATGCCCAGGTCACGGAGTTTTCGGTGAACAAGCTGATCCATGAGGACGCGGGGCTCGTCGCCAGCGATGGCGGGATGTTCCACGTCATGGTGCAGGCCTAATGCCGACAGACGCCGTCATTGCGACCACGGTGAACTTCACGGAGCTGCAACAGGCCTTCGCCGATGCGCCGGTTGAGACCGCGCGCTGGGTCAAAACGCCGCTCTTTCGCTTTGCGCGGCGGGTGCGCCGGCGAGCGATTCAGCAAATGACGGGCAGAAAAGGTGAGGGGCCGCTCGCAAAGGGGGCTGGTGAGGCGCTGTTCGGAGGGCAGTTCAAGCGAGGTAATCACGTTCAAGGGATTCAGGTGGGTAATTCGCTCGGCGGAATGCGGTCCGTGAATCGCGTCTCGCGCATTCTGCGCACCCATATTGAGGGTGTCACGATCACCCCGAAAAGTGGCGGGTTTCTCTTCCTCGGCCGGAAGTCCGGCAAGGCGGGCACGGGGGCCGTGTTCGCCCGAGTGAAGTCCGTGACGATTCCCGCGCGGGTCAAGTTTGAAGAGCCCTGGCGGCAGGAAATTCCGAAGGCGACCGAGCAGATCGGCGACGCCATGCACCGGGCGATGGGCGCCGCGCTCGATCGACGCATGAAGGCGATCGGGTCGGCCGTCTCGCGGGTGACGAGTCTCTGACATGGCTGATTCTGTTCGAGAACTGATTATGAAGCATATCAAAACCACGCTGGAAGGGATCACCGTCGCGCTGGGCTACAGCAATACGCTGAACGCGGTGGAGCGGGTCCTGCAGCGGGGGCAATCCAGTCAGCCGCCCATGGCCTATGTGCTGGAAGGGGACGACGATTCAAATCAGGGGCCGATCTTCGGGGCCGACAGCCTGCTCTCGCGCACGCTCAACGTCGGGGTGGTGCTGGTGGTGCAGCAGGACGAAGACACCGATGCCCGCTCGGCGTCTGAAGCGATGAACAGCCTGATTGCCGATGTGCAGACGGCGATGCAGGTGGATTATTCACGCGGGGGCCGCGCCGTCAACACGGAAGAGCTGAGCATCAGCCCGGTGCAGATCGAGGAGGGCCAGCCGATCCTGTCGGCGACGGTGGCCTACCGCATTACCTATCGGCATCGCCGAACCGATCCGACCATCTCCGGGTAAGGGGAACCACATGAAAGTGCAATTGACCTGTGAGTACCAAAACGACAAGGGCCAGACCGTCGGGAAATACCACGACATACTGGAGTCGCCGCGGGACGCCTCCGCCGACGAACTGAAGCGCCTGGTGGCATCTGGCAGTGCGACTGAAGTGGAACCGCCGAAGAAATCCGAACGAGACTAAGCCTCGCGCGTAGGCGCAGAAGGAGACGACACGATGGGACGCATCCTCACCAATCGCCAGGTGCTCGGAGCGAAGATTGAAGCGGTGGAAGGTACCGCCGAAACATTGGCCGGGTCCGACTGCAATGTGCAGCTGTTGGAGCCTGCCAAATTCGAGCCGAACATCGCCATGTTCGCGCGCAATCTCCTCGGTACCTCGCTCTCCGCGATCAAGATGATTCCCGGCACCCTCCTGGCCCAGATCAGTTGCAAAGTCGAAGCGAAAGGATCAGGCACGGCCGGCACCGCGCCGGCACTCGGCAAGCTGAATAAAGCCTGCGGGCTCGGCGAGACCGTCGTCGCCGTGACCAGCGTCACCTATGCGCCGGTGTCCGCCCTCGCCAGCATTCCCACGCTCACGATGGCCGTCTATGTCGACGGCGTCCTGGAGCAGATCCGCGGCGCGAGAGGCACGCGGAAATATATGGGCAAGAACGGCGAGCCCGGCGTCTACGAGTATACGTTCATCGGGATTTATGACGCGGTCACCGATGTCGCGCTCCCGACGCCGTCCGGCGTCGAAACGACCCAGCCGGTGGCGCTCCTCACCGCCGCGTTCAGTGTCGCCAGCTTTTCGGCCTTCATCTCGCAGATCGCCGTGGATCTGGGGAATCAGCTGCAGCTGCGGCCCGACATGAATAAAGCCGAGGGCTATATCAGCACGTTGCTGACGAAGCGCAATGTCACCGGCAGCTTCGATCCCGAGATGGAGCTCGTCGCCACGCACGATTTCTACGGCAGATGGCTCGCCGGGACGACCGGCGTGCTCACCTGGAAGCACTCCAGATCTGTCGCCGGAAACATCCTCACGATCAGTGCGCCGGTCTGCCAATACACGAAGTTGTCGCCAACAGACCGGAACGGCATCGCCACGCTTGGCGCCGACTTCCTGCTCGCGCGCAGCTCCGCCGCCGGCGATGACGAACTATCAGAAGTGTGGACCTAGAAGGAGTTGCAGATGAATCAACCGACTCAAGACCCAGGACTCAGCACCCAGGACTCAGCACTCAGCACAACTCCGACGACCTATCCGATCGGCGGCATGACCTATCGCCTCGAACCGGCCAGCTTCGCGCAGCATGAATGGCTGGCGGAGGGGCCACTCAAGGGCCTGGACTTCAGCGCGGGGATCACCGACGTCGATCTCGAGCCGATCATCCAGCGCCACGGGACCGAGATCCTCGGCATCGTGTTGCTCGCCGAGGGTCAAACGCGCGAACAGAAAGCCGAAACCGGGCTCGCTGACGCACAGGCCTTGGCGGCGCGATTGAAGCGCCAGATGACCCCGTCGGAGGTGCGGGACATCGCCCACGCTTTTTTTACGGTCGATGGTTTTCAGAACTTGTGGTTCTTCATCGATTTTCCGGCCTTGACGGCGCGTGTGACGGCGGAGCGTATCGCGACGGCCTCGGCTGTTGCCTCACGCTCCTTACCGATGGCGACCGCACTAAGCGACACGCCATCAGGCGGAGCTGCGGCCCAGGCGACAGCGAGCGAGACCTCCAGCGCGGCGCCGAACGGCGAGCCTTCGAGCGTGCCGTCCTTGGCTTCTGCGGGGTAACGCTACCCTGGCTGGCGGCCAAGGGGAGCGGCGCGAAGGCCGCGCCAAAGAACCAGGCGGTCGGCCAGTTTTGCGGGGGCAGTTGTATTCAGGAATGCACGAAGACCTTTGGTGACGGCTTGGCGCACGCCTGCCGGACCTGTCCGAATTAAGGCGAGGGATCTTGGATGCCTGTCATAGCGGAAAACCGGACGATTTTGCGGGATGTGAACGGCGCGCAACTCATGGTCGCCGAGCGCACGACGCTGCGTCTGACGGCGACGCTGCTGGACGAGACTAGCGCGGCTATTCCTGCGTCGGCGCTCTCCGCCCTGACGCTCACGCTCTACGTCCGCGACAGCGCGGCCAAGGAGATCATTAATAACGTGAATGCGGTGAGCGTGCTGAACACCGGGCGCGGCACCGTGCATGCGAGTAGTGGGCTCCTGACGCTCACGCTGGACCCATCGGATAACCAGATCATCGATGAGACACAGGACGTGGAATGGCATCGGGCGCTGATCGAGGGCACCTACGCGGCTGGCGCGAAGGCGTTCAAGTCAGAGATCGAGTTTCCTGTCCGCAATTTGCATGAGGTCAGCTAGTGCGAATCAACTCGACGGCGCTCGTGAATATGGAGACAGCATTCGTCTTTTCGCCGACGCGGGATTTTTTCTCCGAGGCGTTCGACTCGCACTACTGCCAGGGGCTGCGCTATACGGCGCACGCCGACAATCTCCGGCTGCGGGCGGCGGTGGTGCAATGGGTGACGGACGGCACCGTGACGCTGCTCCCGGTGGGCGGCGGCACACAACCCGCTCACATGGGCGGCGCAGGAACTATCGCATAAGAGGAGGTTGATATGTCAGTCACGCATCCCACCGCCGTGCGCAACGGCCTCGCAGATTTTGTGGTCGATCAACTCGATGAGGGCACGCCTCCAGGGACGCTCGTATTCCAGACGTCCGGCGACGTCGAGGTCGCGACGCTCACGCTTGGCAATCCGGCATTCGGCGCGGCGGCCAGCGGCACGGCCACGGCCAATGCGATCACCGCCGACAGCAGCGCGACCGGCGGCACGATCGCCAAGGCCCGGCTCAAGAATGCGGTCGGCACGGACAAAATCATTTGCTCGGTCACGGCCACCGGCGGCGGCGGCGACATCACGTTGAATAGCGTGGTGGTGTCGGCGGGGCAGCAGGTGACGATGAGCAGCCTGACCTACAGTGCGCCGGCGTGAGGCGCGATGCCCCGAGTGGAAGTGTAAGTAAAGCGTGCCAAGGACTCACAACAAGGGAGGTCTTACGTGAACGACATCAGAATCGGAATACTGGCCATGTGCCTTTTGTTGGTGCTGCTGGTGTTGTGCTTGGGCTTCGTCGGGTCGGCCCAGGCCCAGACGCCGCATTACATCGGCCCGACCTGCACCTTGGCCTGGAACGCCAATCCTGAGACGGACCTCGCGGGCTATCGGGCGTTCGCGGTGCAGGGGGCGACACAGGGGCCGGTGGTCACGATCCCGAAAACCTCCACGAGCCATCCGACGAGTACGACCTGTGCCGCGTTGGGGGTGGCACAGGATGGGCTGTGGACGTTCAATGTCCTCGCGTTTGATCTTGCAGGCAATGTGAGCCATCCCGCGACGATCCAGGGGACTCGCGACACCCTCGCACCAGCGATGCCCGGCGGCCTGTCCGTGGGATCGCCGCAACCCATCGCGATGAGCGTGACGCCGAACCCTGCCGCACGCCAGGCCACCGTGGCCTGGGTGCCGGGCGGCTGTACGAGAGAATTTATCGTGTCGCGTCTTGTGAGTGGCCGGTGGGTGGAGATTGGCCGCACGCACGACACCTGGCTCGATGTGCCGCTGGTGAACGCGGTGAACCAGCCTTATGGCATCAGCGCAGTCTGTGGAGGATAAGTGGCGGACCGCTGTTCTCGCGCGGAGGCTGGACGACCTACGCGGCAGTTTCAGTGTGAATGGATGAGGCGGTTGGATCGAACGTGGGAGGCGTGTCGATAGATGGCAGCAATCACCAGCAACGGCACAGGCGGAGGCGATTGGGGGACAGGCGCGTCCTGGGCTGGTGGCGTGGCCCCCGGTGGGGCAGATACCGCGACGATTGCGGTGACGGACACGATTACGGTGACGGACGCCAGGTCAATTCTCGCAACGGTGATCACCGGGACGCTCACCATTGATACTGGCGGCACGCTTACGTTTGACGGGGCCGTCACCGGCACTGGGACCCTCCGTGTCAACGCGGGTGGCATTGTCCAGCTCGAAGCGACGACCGCGTCACGCACGATCAATGTCACGACCATCATGCTGCGCGGAGTCTCTGGCAACCGAGCCACAATTCAGTCTGTGAATGGCACCGCGACCACCTATGGGTATTTCGCCTCTTCCGCTGCAGGCAAGAACGCCCTGGATATTCAGTACGGTAGATTCTACAGGCTGGGTAATTCCTCCAATGCGAATACGATTCGTGGTGCGTCTGAAACGATTGACCACCTGGACGTGGATACGTGTGGGCGGTTGGATAGGAATGTGGCTGCGGACCTCACCGGCTCACTGTCGTGGACCGCTGTGACGACGAAGAATTCAGCCATGTCCGTCGCGGGGAGTGGACGGCATTTTCTTCCCGCAGCCAAGAACGCAACCTATACCAATATTAGCACGGATAAAGATTTCTGGTTCGACGGCACGCCAACCGGCACCGTCACAATTACCAACTGGATCACCGCGGGCTATGTGCGGCTGGGACTAGCGGCGACTGGTGGGATGCCGAACCTGGTTGCCTCCAATCTCATGGCGACGACCGTTCCCGCGAACTACCAGTGGGACACCGTCGCACGCGGCACGATCAATGGCTTCTACAGTTACCAGCCCGCTGGCGGATCGGCGAAGCATGCCTTCGAGGTCTACGATTACCCCGGCGGGACCCTCACGTTGCAGAATGGCGTGTTAGAGTTCGGCGGGAATACCAGTGCCTCGGATATGGTGGTGAACGGCGACAGCCAGACCAACCCCGCAGCCTCCACGTTCAACATCAACAATAATATCGTGCTGAAGAACGGCACCGGCACGACGGATCGTTCGAGTGGGTCCCTCGTGGCCCTCGCGCGTGGTATGGATTACGAGACGTGGAATATCACAAATAACACATTCTACATGGCTCCGAAAAGCATCGCCGCGGGCTCGATTGCCATCGTGGAGGGTTCATCCAATTCGGCGATTGGCAACAATACCGCGATTGGGATGATTAAGAACAACCTGGGATGGGCGGAGAGTGGCGTCAGCGGATCACTGGTCAAGGTGTTGTCTTCGCGCCGCAGCGCCACGGCGCGGTTGATCGATAGTGGGACGGTGACGCTCGCGACCGCCACGAGTTTAACCGATAGTACCGTGTCACCGAACTGGACCACCGCGAGTGGCGCAGCCACGCTCTTTACTGATTTTCCTGGTGCGCAGGTGCGTATTCTTGGTGCGAGAGCACAAGTCGTT